GTAGAAGACGACCGTCTTAAAAACTCGTTTCCCTTTTGGTTTTGGGAATTGTTTTTATTTTTTTGTTGCGCTCTTGCACTTCCGATCTTGCCGCCGTGTTGCCGGTTACATTTGAGGTGTGCGATGCCTGAGCCGTCGAGGCCGGGGGTGAGGTCACCTGTGAGGGCTAGGGGTGGTTCGTGGTCGGCGCTGGCTCCTTGTGCGCTGTTGCGTGGAAGTGTCATGTCTACGGGGTAGCCGCACCGTATGCATACTGGTTCACAGTGTTCGAGGACCATTTTGACCCATTTCTTGTATTGGGCCCCTCCCCTGCCGGGGGTGGTGGTTGGCATTAGCGGGTCTTTGTCATGAGGATGCGGCTTATGGATTCTTGGGGGTAGCCCCTGTCTCGGGCCTGTTGGGCTCTCATTAGGCGGCTGGTTAGGTCTTCTCGGCAGTAAAGGCAGGGCCATGTCCCTGCGGTGTTGTCGATCCATCCTTTGTAGCATCGTGCGTGGTCGCATCCGCATCCGGTTGCGCCACAGTGTGAATCATATTTTGAGTAGTGGATTGGTTCGCGAATTGTTGTCATTTGTTTGTTCCTTTGGTCTAGTGATGATCGGCGCGTCCTCGATCTTGATGCTCAAGACCGCGCCTCTGTGGTGGTTGGTTTTAGTGAATACTCACCCTACCTGCGCGTTCGGGCGTGTTGCCCTGTCCTACCCAAGACCGGTGCTATTTCCTCCGTCATGCCGGTCAATTGGCTACCCTGTGGAGATCCGGGCGTCAGGGCATGACACGCCACATCTAGGGTCATGGTGGTGTGACAGATTGTGAGTAGTTGTCACCATTGTCACTGTCTTTTGCTTTGTAGATCTTTGACTCCCACTTCAGTCTAAAGGCTGCCGCTTGTGTCTTTGTCATCTGACGATTGCCAACGAATTGCTTACCCTTGACTGTAGTTGTAATGTGCAAGTTTTTACTCATGCGATCCCCTTTTGTAGGTGGTCGATGTAACCGGAGGCATCCGTCTTATTCATCTCAGAGATAGAGCCCACTGCGGTCTTGTTGAGCCCGGTTAGCCATTGGTTCGCGTTGGCGAGTTTGTCTAGGTCGTCGCGCACGTCAAGTTTGCCTAGTATTGCGTGTATCGCTTTGAGTTGCGGGCCAGTGGCGGGGTACATACTGGAGCCCTTACCCGGTACTGCACCGTCATATTGTGGCGCGGGTGCCTCAGTTATCCAAGGGTCATCGGGTGCGGCCTCAGTGGTTCGCATGACCTTGCCGCGTTCTTTAGCGTGCTGGATCTCGTCCAGCGTGGCTATCGAGGCGTCGATACCGATGCCTAGGGCCCCTATCGCCCGGCCCCAAGCGGATGTTTCAAGGTTCTGTAATTCCGATCCTCGAGTGAAGTTAGTCGTGCCTGGCACAATCTCCCACGCTGTACCGATACCAGGGCGAGCATCGTCGGGTGTGCGGTAGGCGTAGGCCCGACCAATAACCCATTGTTTACCTTCGACCTCCACGAATAGGGGCGGGTCCATTTGGAGCGAACCCTCAGGGTGTCGGGCTATGAATAGTTTTATTCGGGTCGGTACGTCGACATAGCCGTCTAGGTTGTAGGTCATTCGCTCGTACAATCATTAGCCATGTGCCGAATGAGGTAGCGGACGGCGTTCACACTGTCGGGGTTCTCGACCGCTATTTCGGTAAGCACATCGTCTAACGCGGCGAGATAGCCCTCAAGATAGTCACCCATGACTGCCACCTAAATAGCCCCATGCTCCACCGATGACTAGGCCCATGAGTAGGCAAACGAGGCCGATCACTGCCGGGTTCATGGCTTAGGCCTAGCCTTTATAATGGCTTCATTAAGGATTTTCCTAATATAGGCGTTCCGGCTCATTCCGTTGTAATGCGCTTCCCACCATAGGGCGTCGATTTCTTTTTGACTTAACCGCACGGTCAAAGGACTTATTCGTTTCTTGCTCATGCGGTTCTCTTCCACATGCGGATAGACCGGCCATTATTGGACTCCCGTGTGCTTACGACGTAGTTACCCATCGACGTAATCACTCCCATGCTCGCCCATGACCTGAACAATGCCCCGATCTGGTTCGGGTGACCGTCAGGTAGGCCAATGGCCTCGATGAGTAGGTCGGCGCTAAATAGGCCACCTATAGCCAATGATTTACGAAAGATAGTGGCTTGGATTCGCCAATTTTTATCTATTTCGGCTAGCACCTGGACATCTTCACGGTCGAAGCGTTCACAGTATGTGCAGAGTTGCCCCGTGCAATTATGGCCCGGGCGGTCGAGTTGTATGTCACCTATCGAGTCGAATAGTGAATATGTCATTGTTCCCCTTTTCGTTCTAGTGGCTAGTGGTGTGGTGAGCCTTGCCACTAGAAACAAGGCCCACCGTAGACATCCCGCCAACTCATTTGTGACGGGTACGCGGCTTCCCCTCCGCTGGAATGTCTGTGGCCCTAGTTTGGTCAGGCGTAGATGCCGTGTCAAGGACTTTGACTATTCTGGCGTGTTGGGCATAATCTCAGGCGACCAACGGTCACGTGAGAATCGGCGGTAGGCAAGTGTTGGTTTACCGTCACGAATCACGATAAAAGCCTGCCCATCAATGCCAAGGTGATCGAGGTCGAATAGGTAGTAGGAGGCGTTTAGCACCCGTGGCGTGTCAGGTTCCAATGGTCGGCCCCCCTGCCGTTATTCCATGCCGTGTAGAAGGCGCGGTCCTGCCAGTAGCGGTTCCATTGCTGGATCGGGTGACCCCTTAGTGCCTTGATTTCTGAGATCAGTCCGTCGGCCGTCGATCGACTTTCGCGTATCATCATGTATGTGAGGCTAATTCTCCATTGAGAATCGAGAAACTGATAGGCGCCGGATGCGGTCGATATGGTGCCTCTAGCCCTATAGTTATAACGGGATTCCCTGTGCATAATGCACTTGCGAACACCTGCCCATTTACTGTGATAATGCTCCCCGGTGTACAAGCTTGGTTCGTGGCCTTTCCAGTCTTTCGCCTCCATCGAGTTCGCTGCACAAGCCGGGGCCGTCAGTAAAGCCGCGCACATAAGCACTTCCGTGATCATTTGTGCTCGAGGATCGTCACCGTGCTAGAGATGCGGGTGCGCCTTGTTATGTAGGCGTCTACTGATTCGCGGTCGATCCTGCGGTGCCCGCCGGGTGTAACGATTGCGTCAATGCGTCCCGCGTCCGAATAGCGCCTGATTGCGTCGCGTGACACGCCTAGCATTTCGGCGGCTTCACCGGGTCTGATATATGTCATGTGTTCCCCTTTTCGATAGGGATCGAGCCTAGCCGTTATTTGTTGCGTTTACGTGCTTTTGTGAGATCACGGCGCCAACGGGCTTTAGTGATTGGTGAGCGTGTCAGGATTGGCAAGGGGAATACGGTGCCGTCACGGTCGGCGTAACTGGTGAAAGACACGTGGATGTGTGCTTCATGCCCGTACCCGGATCCGCGCCACTTCCACCACGTCCGCCGGTAGGTTCCGCTACTTATCCGGCCTTCGTACACCACATATTTAAGTCTTTTCGCACCGGGGAGCCCGCTGGCCGCGTAATCAAGTAATTGGTTAGCGAGTCGTTTGGCGGTGCGCCCGTTACGGTTCCGGCCTTTCCCCATGTTCTCATCTATGTCTATGGCATGGACGACCCCCGCTTTGTTCGGATTGTGGTCGGATGCTCTCGAGGCGTGTGCCCGGTCACCAATCCACCCGTCGGAGCGTTTGTCACGCTTACGCCATTTTCGGTTCACTTGATCCCGTAGGGTGACGCCGCCTTTACATAGTCGAGCCATTATCTAGCCTCCCATATCTCGAGTCGTCGCCGTTGAGCGCGTTAATAATCACGGGTATCACTGCCGCCGATATAGCAACGATTAGCGGGTGAACGTCTGCCGTTGCGAGCCAAGAAAGTACGGCTCCTAAACCTGCCCCTGCCGCTATTTTGACGATGGAGCCTTCCCACGTTGAGGCGAGCCAATGCTTCATTACAAACCTAACTTCGAGATTATTTGATCGACTTTTGAGGAC